CAACGCCCTTGCCATTTGCCGATGAAATAGAAAATGCAGAACAAGATACCACCACTGAGGATAAAAATAATAAACCCAATAGCAAAGTTAATAGCCGCATCAATTTGCTCCTGTTTTTTATACAACTCTTGCTTTCTTTTTCGGCGCATATCCGCTTCTATTTGCAGAACTTCTTTCCAAGCGCTCGGCCCATAGTTCCAAGAAATATGATCTTTTATCTCTGCCCTCATTTGTTCCATTTTCTTTTTGTTTGCAAAGATTTCTAAGGCTGTTTCTTCATCAGAACCTTTAAATGTTTTTTTCCACCAAGGACGATTAGTTACTTCTCTTTGCTCTAAATTTGAAAAATCAGAGAAAGCTTTGCCCCACTGTGACAAAGTTCCTGTCATGTCTTGTAAATCTTTCCCGGTGCTTATTGCAGCTTTAAGAGTTTTATAGGCTCCTGTCGCTAAAGCAACACAACTAACCGGGTCCATTTGCCTAGCCTAAAAAGTTCATGCGTATTAGAAGCAGTAAGCTTGCGCCAGTAATTGCGATTAGTATCATTTCTAAACGCTTAATCCTTTGCTGCAAGTCTTTTACTGTAAGGGTTATAGTAGTCTTTATCTCTATAACATCCTTCTCGACTTGATCTATGCGAGAGTGTGCTTGAGAAAGTGTACGTGTACGTTTATCCATGCTCTATCCTTACGGTGCTATAGGCCAGTCTTCGTCAGCGAGGTTCGGCCATTCATCTAAATCCGTAATGTTGCGGAGTTCGGATCTATAAACCGCCCATTGTGTTTTTACATCGTTAGCTAGTGGGCTGTCATTTACTTGCGTCCAATCAGTATCAGCTAATAACTTGTTACGTGTAACTCTGTGACCTTCGGCTGTAGTCGCATCTAGCGTTGCTTGATATGCTGCCTCATGCTCTGCCTTGGTGGTTTTCTTACCATCTTCATCTGTGGTATCAGCAAACATATCTTTGGCTACATACTTCTCAACCCAATTACCGTTGCTGTCTTGCTCAACGCCATCTCTTGCGCTGTACTGATATGCGCCTACTGTAGCGGCTGGGCTTGCCAGTACTGGGTCAATGTTCATTGCATCGCAGACATTACTAGTCCATACTCTAGGCAATGCCATTTGCGGAAATGCTGCTCTCCATTCGCCTTGAGACTTAACTTCGCCTGTAGTGCGTTCTCTGTATTCACCCATTAGATTGATCCTTTCATATGAGTTTGATTAAGCGATTGCGTAGAAGATGTAGTCACCGTTATACCACGCAGCAGACCTAAGAGAGAAACCGCTTGCATGAGGGTCTATCATATTAGATGAGCTTTCTGCGGCAGTGCTATTTAATTTAAGGGCTGCGTCACCCGATCCAGAAACATATCCCCTTACTGTATCAAATACATACCAATCATCTGTGCCGCTACTACGTTTAATTAAAACAAACCTAGCACCACTGCTAAACCCACAATCAACAGTTATATCCGCATTATTGATTGTAAAGCTTCCCACCTTGGATACACCTGCTACGGTAGCGAACAGGTACATAATGTATGGATAGCCTGAATATGCAACATTGCCATGCAAATATAAATCTGTCGCACTAGGAGATGATGCGTGGAAACCCATTCCAGTTGTTCCATTACTATTAAGAAATCCAAATGTATCATTGCCATCTCCACTATGAGAAGACCAGACATACCAATCATCTACTACACTATTTGTTGTTCTGGATTTAGCAATGCAAAGTTCTGGCGTTACTGTAAGGTTGTGTTTTACGTTTGTGTTGTAGCCTCCCCCTGTGTAAGCAACCACATCGAAATACGAGGGTGCACGCTTCCACATCCATGAGTAAGCTGCTGCAAAATTGTAAGAGTTATACCAACCATCCATAAAATCAAAAGTAGCGTTACTTTGACTTCCTTCTGCATCAGTAGTATTTGTTTCTAAAAACTTACCTGATGTTAACCTTGATGACAGATTCCAATCAGCTGTAGATGAAGTATTTCTTTGAAGCCCCATATCGACTACAAAGTTTGACTGCCAAAGTGGAGCAGCCGAACCTGAGTTACCTGCAGCAACAGCAAAAACCTTAGTCGCATCTTCTGGCACAGCTAGTGGGCCTCTGCGTATTGCCATGTAGATCATATTTTCGCTAGTGCCGTATTGAGTAGAGTTTACAGAAAATCCATTGGAGCGTATGTTTATTCTGTTTGATGCACCTTCACTTTCTGAATTAGCAGAATCAGCGGATATTCTTGGTGAAGTACCGTCAAAGGTGAAACCTCGCATATTGTCCACTATATTCCAAGGTGCATCTACGCTAGTTGTTTTTAAAAGTAACCATTGAGGCTCAAACCCTAAGTTAATTTCTACATTTGTATTAGAACTTGATGAAGTCGTGAACGATCCACACTTTACAATATCTTGGTCACTATCTGGGCCGAACTCACCGTCATTATTGTTGTGTGCGAAAAAATAAGCTACATATGTATCTCCCGATTTATTTGCATCTACGCCTGTTCCTGTTGCTGATACTTGTAGCCGATAATCGCCTGACGATTCTACATATGCTCGTCCATTAGTTTCGTTTGATGATTGAGATTGATTATTTGTATTTAAATTTAAATTATACGCTGAACTATCCATTAAGGGATACCACACTAACCAATTAGAACTTGCACTGGTATTTTTTACAAAGACCATTCCAGGCCTCTGCCCTAAATTATGCGAGACTTTTTTTGAAAAATTACTAGAACCATCCCCAGTATACGTCACAACATCAAAAAACTTAGGGGCTTTGCGGAATGTCCACCAAACAGCCTCATTTCCAGAATAGTTATTATATGCGTCAGTAAGACCAGTAGATGTAAAACTATAGTTAGCCCCAGTTGCAAGTGAAGCAGTATTATTAGGCTGAAGATAAGCGCCACTTCCTAAACTTGGATCAAAAATATAGTGGTTGTGAGCATTGTTTCTGCTTTTAACCCAGACAATGCCACCTTCACCACCTGTGTCATCCGATGTGCGTACCTTCCATTCACTTAATGAAACGCCAGTATTAGATGCAGCTAATCTATAATACCGATATGAAGTTGTATTGGTAAACTCAAAAGTTTTAAAAGAACCTGCTGCAAAACCAGTTATACTAGAAAATGTTTGTATAGTTGTCCAAGAAGAAGCGTTATTTGAACCAGATACTGTAAAACCTGTTGGGTTATTGTATGTAGAACCTCCTTGATCTCCTTGAGGTGCTAAAAAATATGCATTCAATATAACAGCCGAACCCATATCAACATAAATATCAAAAGTACCACTTGTATAAGATATATTTTGTGCATTAGAAGTTTCAACAACAGCATCATTTATATTTGATAAAGGGTAACTTCCATCAAAAGATGAACCTAAATTTGTAATTGTTTTACCAACTAAAGACGTTCCAGACCCAAGCGCAATGCCATTATTTATCGTGAGAGAGCCACTGCCAGTAGCATCAGCTACAAACGTGCTGAACACCTCGTCTACATCAAGACTAGCGCCACCTGCTGCACCTGCGGCTGCTTGGAGTAATTTAGTTGATATGTTCATTATTTAATATCCTGACCAGCCACCAACAGATTATAGATCGTGCCACCGTCTGTCGTGAATATCACAAACGTATCAATCGCATTTGCGGTAGCCGTGAGCGTAGGTGCAGTACCACCAACAAAGTCAACACTGCCAGGAAATGTCACTGTGTAACCACTTGCAGACGCATCCTGCTTTATCTTCAGTACAAAGCTAGATACCTTGCCACTACTCGCCGGATTGCTAAACGTGTACGTTACATTCTCAGTCAGCGTATGCTCAAACACATTGCCATCACGTAAGTTTAGCGTAGCCGCATTAGAGCTAGATGTTACCGTTGTGCTTTCCTCGATTGTGCCATTATCAAACGTAGCCACACCATTTGCGTCTGTTGTGACGAAAGCACTTGCGCTGGTTGTGCCAAGAGCATCAGGTAACTTAACTGTGTACGATGCAGATGCGCTATGAGGTGCAGACTGTATTGTAATGCCGTGACTGTTGTTTTCACAATTAAGAACAATTGAGCCTTGGTTTGTATTACCCTTTACGACAACACGCCCAGTACCATTTGGCGCTAGGTCTATATCTGCGTTAGAAGTTGTAATAATATCCTGACCGTTCATATCAAGGTTACCACCTAGTTGCGGTGAGGTATCGCTC